TAAACCACTTGCAACATCCCCAAGTCCCTCAAATAGACGTTGAATAATTTTGTCACCAGTAGGAACATTTCTATCTTCACCATAAAGACCACTGGTAAAATACTCCCTGCTATCTTTAGGTTGGGGAACCTCTTTTTCAATATCTTGTTTTGGTTGAGAAGATCTTTGCTCCTCAACAGCATTTTTAAAAATATTAAAATTATCTTGGTTGTCTGGATCTTCTAACCAAGTTTGTAATTTTTCAGATAAATCAGGGTTATTTAAAATAAGTTCATCGTTATCAACTGCAAAATCAGTTTTATCAGAGTAGCTTATTTGCTTATCGGCTAATTCTGGATATGTGTACTTTGACTGTATATTTAACATGCTTTGCTCAAGTCTTAATATCTTGTCTTTTTCTAATGATATAGGCCCTTCTAACTGCTTAGCTTGCTTACTATCTTTATCATAACGACTTAAAGTCTGAACGTATTGAGTTTCAAGATCAGCTAATCTCTCTGTTGCTTTATCTTTTGTTTTACCCATTGAATCAAACATTGACTTGTCAACAGGACTATAGGCACTAATTGGTTTTAACGTCCCAGCAGTTGATTCAATATTATCAACCATTGATTTTAAATCTCTACTAGCGTTTCTTATATAACTTCCTCTTCCAGAATTATCAGAAACATACTGAGAACTAATTGAAAATGCCTTATCTCTAACTTCTTTTATCTTATCTAAATTAGCATACATTTCATCGGTAGACATATTTACAATATCAGAATAATCTCCACTAAAATCAGAAAATACCTTTGATGATTTTTCTAATTTGTTAGCCTCAGATGTTTTACCATATTTTCTGAAAACACTAGCCATAACATTTGGATCTCCAGTAGAACGAGCCATATTAAAGTCATCTATCATTACTTGCCTTTCCTGTGAATCCTCATATCTTTTATCTGCCAGTTGCTGTCTTTCAAGAGCTAATTGATTTCTCTGATAATCGTTAAAATAATCTGGCAGTCTATCTAAAAAGTCTGCAAGGGGATTGTCAAACCTAGTAGGGCCTAACCTCTGTCTTCTGCTGTATATACTTCTAGTGTGTCCGGGCACTTACAAACTCCTAATCTTGGTCACTTTGTTGATCTGCTAAACCTTGCTCATACTCATCTCTAGTAATGTACCTACCTGTCTCGCTATCCCAAACATATTGAGTACCATTGTAAGTAACATCACCCTGATCTGCCGTTGGCAAGGTTGATACCGTAGGAGGAGGTGCACTAGCAAACTCTGCACCTTGATTTATCAAGCTAGCCGCCTCTCCCAATGTCTGTGACTCAAATTGTTTAGCCGCTCTTTCTTGTGCAGACTCAAGTTGACCCATAGCACTTTCTCTTTGCTGTGCCTGTTGTTGCTGTACTGCACCAGAACCAGCAAATCCCATACCAGCTTGTTGCTGTTGTGCCTGTTGAGTTCCAGAAAGAAGACTACTTTGTAAACCAGATGCCAGTTCATTTAAGGAACTAGAATCAAATTGTTCAAATAAAGCTAATTGCTCTGGAGATGCGGTAATACCAGCATCCTGTAAAATACTTTGTATGCCACCAACTCCCCCACCGTACTGATATTCAATGAGACCACCATCTTCCATGCCAAACGTAGGTGAACCGTAAACTGAAATTGGCCCTACGCCTACCGATGGTAATAAAGGTTCCTGTGCAAAACCAATAGGAATAGCACTTTGAGACGGTCTTCTTATCGACATTTCAGGGAAAGAAGGCCCTAATAAGCCTTGTTGTCTAGCTATGTTAATTCCTAAATTTCTAGATAGATTTTCCATTTGCCTTTTAGTTGCTAGCGAATCTTGAGCCATAGAAAGCAATTCGTTTTGCTCACCAAGAGAAACAGCATCAGGTAAACTTTCTTGAAATGCTCTTTCGGTAAGGCTTATAGGCTCAGGTAAATTAGATACATCGGGCAAAGAAGTATCTAAATCAGTAACAGCTACATCTCCAGCTATTTCAGCACTAGCAGATGCTGGTGCTGAACCCGGTGCTATACCCGAAGAAAATCCAAGTATCCCTTTGTCTAAAAGACCTGTTCTTAGCTTTCCCCCTGCATCTCTAGCCTTCCCAAATATACCACCACCGGGAGTAAAACCTGCCGTCAGACCAGACTTTAAACCAGACACTATAGCTCTTTCACCCATACCTCTAGTGTAATCTCTACTAGCTTGTTCTACGTCTCTAAAATCTTGCTGTGCAAATACCGTTCCTTCTGTGTCCGCTTTTCTTGTTTTGCCAGCACCAAGACCTTCACCTGCTCTCCTACCTAAAGCAGTTCCAAGGCCAGCGGCTAATCCCAAACCTAAACCACCAGTACTTATTCCAAGAGCACCTAATGCGGCTGAACCAAGTAAGCCACCAGCTAAACCACCAATACTACCAAACAAACCACCACGTTTTTGTCTTTTGGCTTCTGCTCTCTGTTGATCTTCTAATTTTTTTATATCGCTTTGTCTTTGTGTTGCTTGAGCAAGCATAGCCGCACCACGACTAGGTTGCCCACCAGTCTGCATCATTTCCATTAAACTACCAGATTTACCCGTATAAAATCCCATCATATTAGGGCCGGATTTCATAGGTAAGTAACCTTTTGATTTTGAAGAATGTTCAATCATGGTATAATTCCTTAGAATTTAATAAAGTTTTTATCATATTTCCACCTCTACTCGCCAAACCGATGTAATATAATAGTCTATGGTACTAGCCGGGTCTCCATCAAATTGTAATTTGATACCTACTTTCATACCGGTTTCTACCTTTGGTTGATTGTCGAAGTCAGATTCGTTTACCGTTAAAAAAGTATCGTTAGATATGTTATTAGTTGTGTACTGAAAAGTAGCTACGGTATCCACATTGGTATCTCCATCGTCTTGCCTTACAATAGTAAAAGTAAGATTTGCACTGGTAGGGTCAGATGTAAGCGTTTCCGGCCTAAAAAGTATCCTATGGCAAGTCATATCAAAAGGGACAAGTAACGAGTTTCTTGCATCGTCCATACCCGTGCTATCAGTAGGCCCAACCCAAGGAAGAAACCTCTCAGATGTTGAAAGGTTTTCTGAAAAATTATGAGAAAACATACGATAGTCTATAAATTTATGTTTATACTCAAGATCGTTAGTTGTTAGCTTCTTCTCTACAATCTGATTACCATCGCTAGTCATAAAGGAATGAAACAGCTTTCCAAACTGTTTTCTGTATAATGCTAATTGGCTATTTGATTTTTTCTTTATAGCTATTTGACCATCAACCATTCCCTGTATAGAAGGAGTCCCTTGAAACTCAACAGATGCCTGCTTTGTATTAATTAACTTTCTAGTGTCCCTTTCTGTTAACGGCACTACGTAACCTCTTTGCTTCCTATGACTCTATACTGCACTGTCATATCGTTTATTTCAAACAGCCCAGTGCTAGGAGCATCAAATTTAATTTGAAGGCTCTGACATTCTATGGGTGAAGCAGTGCTTAAAGTAACAACATCCCATTTATCACTTGTTCCTATAAAGTTACCTGTAAAAGTTCCACCGCCATCCCCAGAAAAATTCTGTGTTCCGTTTATAGCATATTTAAAAGGAGTTGTTTCGGAAGCATTAGACTTATAAGTTACAATAACTTTATATATTTTCTTTACCAATCCGGGCACACCAAAATCAATATCTCTAGTAACAAACTCTTGGTCTGTTTGTGTGGTAGGAACTGGTAAAAACTTTTTAAAATCAACGTCAGTAGAATCGTCTTGATACCCTACAGTAAGGTTGTTGTTAAAGTCTGTTATAAAATTTGTATAGGTTTCGCTATCATCAAATATTCCAGTGCTAAACGTCCAACCATTACTATCAAAGTCATAAACAAAAGCCTGATTAGAGTTAGTGGATGAGTCATTAGGGCTCCTAAACATTATCAAAGAATTACTTATTGGGTCATACCCAAGCATAGTATCTTTTACAAAAGCACTTCCTCTATACCAGTCATTCCAAGTAATATTATTTGTCGTGTATGAGGCATTACTTACAGCTATTTTTTTATCAATTAAATTTCTTATTCTAGAACCATCGTATAAATAGCACCCATCATCTGAAACCCAAGCTATCCCATTGTTAGTTTTAGCAACGCTAAAAGGAAACTCAACACCGTAATACTTTACAGTTTCTTCTAAATACCAATTAAAAACACTAGGACTAGCAATATTAATTATATGTATTAAATTATGCTTAAAAGCAAGAAGCCTATCAGCATAAGATTCTAATGCAACGTACTCACCATAATCTCCGGTAGAAACATCTATAAAATTATGAGGTAAAAAAGTGTCAAACTTATTTATTTCACTATACATAATTCTATCACCAAAAGTTTCTACCTCTCCTGAGCTTCCTTTCAGGGATACATTAGCTACAAAGGTTCTCCGATTTGCAATTACGCCAGCCTTATAGCCTTCATTAAAGCCACCTATGCCTAAAAATTTTACATCTGGACTAAATCCGTTAATTGTTTGATATGTATCTAAATTAGGACTAAGTGCATTGCCAGTTGATTCGCCTAAAACATAATACCCTTTCCCCTCTTGATAAGACCAAGGTTGATGATCTCCATCTAAAGTAGTCCTAACACCTTTTACAATATCTATATCTACCAACATTATTAAATCTTCATCTGAGTTTAGCAACCTTGTATAAATTCTACCACCTGTAATCCTTCCAGCATAAGCCAAATCTGCAAATATAGAAATTCTTAGTCCGTCTCCGCTATTTACAGACAAAGAAAAAACATCAATAGAAGATTCTCCATCGCCTGTTCTTACAGGTAAAGACTCTTGATTTCCATCATAAATAAAAGTTTGATGAAACTCGTATGTGCCTTCCCCCCACTCTCCGGCATTAGAAACAGTGGTTACCCCAATATTAAAACCTGTTCCCCTTTCTATAATAGGAGTTGCATTATCAGCATAATCAAAAGGAGCTGTTCCGTCTGGCAAAACACCTCCATAACTTCTTTCGTAAATAGCAAATCCAGACGAACTGGTATAACCTCTTTTGCAAAATAAAAATTCTTTTGGGTATTCCCCTAAATCACCAACTCCACCTGCGGTATCTTTAATAGATATAACCTCACCAACAACAGCCCTACCAGTTTTGTCGTTATTGCTAGAGTCTTCAAATTTTAAAAGAGTGCTTGATGTGTTTAAATTGTTGCCCATTTGCAAGACAGCATCTTCTGCATACTTATGAATCGCAACTCCTCTAAAGTCGTTTGTAGCAGGGTTTTTAAAGTAATTAGCACCCGCACCACCTGTATCTGCATCATGTGCAGAATGACCGTAGGCATACGTTAAATTAGTTGCTAACTTAGGAGAACTTAAAGTATTAATATGCTCTTGCCATTCAGCAAATACTAATCCGGTGTTAATATTAAATTGATTTCTTTGAATGTACCCGTACCATTTTACTAAAGATTTATTTGTTGTGTTTATGTTCCTAACCCGCAAAGCTCCATCTACGTAAAGATACATATACTTAGCGTTCTCACCAGATATCGTAGGGTTAATAGCCGCTGTTTCCCATCCGCTGTCTTGCGTAGTGTAATTTGTAGTTGCATTGTTAGACCAAACGTCTACCCCTCCAGCATCAGCGGTATCTCCCAAGGCAATTAACTTGTCCCCAGTGGGTCTGACAACATTAATAGTAGGATTTCCACCACTAGAATCTGTTAATATAGGTCTTCCTTTTACAATGTAATATATATCTTGATCTGCAAAAGTAAGGGTAACTGTTCCAGTTGACCCTTCCCTATTCAATGTAAACTGAGTAGAGCTATCAACCGAAGAAACAATAGAACCTGATGCAACTCCAGTGCCAGCAACAGATAAACCTGCTACGATATTAGCATTAGCAGAATGAGTTACGGTCGTTCCACTAATAGAGCAAGATGCCTGAGTAAAACTTGAACCTAAAGCCTCTCCAGAGTTCAAAGAGTCAATGACTTGCTCAACGGTAAAAATACCATCATTTCCACCTGATCCGGTTATTTTTATAACATCGCCTATTTGAATTAAGCTACTTGTAAAAATAGTGCTATTGTTAGAACTAGCTCCTCCAACTAAAACAATATGAGATGAAGTGGGTAACGGCATAATTACATTGGGGTATCTTCAGGTGGTATAAGAGCATTATCTCCCCCCAACTGAGGAGCTACAAATCTTATATTGCCAACAGAAGTCCCCACAGTTAATGCATTGCTTGATCCGGGATGCTTTGTATCTGTAATTGAAAAGTTACTATCTCTACTGTGGTCAGACTCAAAATAAAAAAGACCATATCCCCCTGAATTAACCACCTTTACTTGCCTTCTTACAAGGTATTGAGTAAGAGGGGTTGAGCTAGTATCACCGTCAGAGTCAGCATTGCTAGCAAATAAACCACCAGATGTTTTAATCTTACCTAAAGAGTCTATGGACATGTTTTGTATATAAGAATACTCATTTTCTCTTAAGTCTCTAGGGTCTTTTCTGTTGTTCATTCCACCAGACCAATCTCTAATCGTATACATTTGTTTAGGCATTACTTACCTTTAAACACACCTTCTAGCATGTCTGTCATTACATCAACCAACTTCTCAAAAAGCTCTTGCTCTTTTTCTTCGTTGATCCAAGGTATATTTACCTTCTCGTTAATTTTTGTAGCTAAATTTTTTGTAAACTCATCCGATGCTAAATGCTTTAACGCTTCTTCCTGCATCTTGTCTGCCTGCTCTTCAGCAAGCTTTACTAACATTGACTTAATATCCATTTAATCTTCCTTTATTTTCTTGGTTTTTAAATACAAATAATAAATT